AATAATAATGATACCGATTATACAGGTAACACAAATACGAAATACGATTAATACAAGGAGAAAAATATGGATTTCGAAACATTAAAACAATCGTCAAATAACTTTGACAAACTTACAAAAGCCTTAGAGGCAAATCTCAATCCCGAAGATAACAAATCAGATAAATCAAAATACGTTGATGAACGTTTTTGGAAACCTGAAATGGATAAGACAGGTAACGGCTATGCTGTTATTCGTTTCTTACCTGCCGTTGAAGGTGAAGACTTACCTTGGCAAAGAGTATGGTCACACGCTTTCCAAGACAAAGGTGGTTGGTATATTGAAAACTCTTTAACAACACTTGGTCAAAAAGATCCAGTGAGTGAAGAAAATACAAGACTATGGAATACCGGTTTAGATAGTGATAAAGAAATTGCTCGTAAGAGAAAAAGAAAATTATCATACTACTCAAACATCTTAGTGGTCAGTGATCCAAAACATCCAGAGAATGAAGGTAAAGTGTTCTTATACAAATTCGGTAAGAAAATCTTTGATAAGATTACCGAGGCACTTCAACCTGCTTTTGAAGATGAAAAGCCAACAAACGTATTCGACTTTTGGAAAGGTGCTAACTTTAAGTTAAAACTTAGAAAAGTTGATGGTTATTGGAATTATGATAAATCTGAATTTGAGAGTGTATCGGCGATTGCTGATAGTGATGACAAGATTAAAGAAATCTGGTCAAAACAACACGCTCTAAAACCTTTCTTAGCTCCCGATAATTTTAAGACCTATGATGAACTCAAAGAGAAACTGAATAGGGTAATTACAGGAGTAAGAAGCGCTGATACTGTTGATAAGACAGACCTCCCGCCTCAAACCAACGGTTCAGTGAAAAGTCCTGAAGTTGCTCAACCTAAGGCAACTACTAAAGTTGAACTAAATGATGATGAAGATGATACTTTGTCTTACTTTAGTAAACTTGCTGAAGACGAGTAATCTCTCCACTTCTTAGACTTTGAGGGGACTATAGAAATATAGTCCCCTTTTTTATTTCCAATATAAATATTAGCACTATGGCAATCAGTATTTTAGACCCCTTAGTAGATAAACAAGGTGGTATTCGTAAGTCAGCAAGTTGGTATCGCAACGCTATATCATCTATTGCTGATAAAGTTACTGCTAGAAAGTTGATAAATCAGAACAAATTGATTGGTCGACCAAGTACAGGTAGACTTAACTTGTTTTTTTACGATCCTAAAACAAAAAAGAAATTGCCATATTATGATACGTTTCCTCTAGTTTTACCACTAGAGCCAATCAAAGGTGGTTTTTTAGGTATGAACTTTCATTATTTACCACCATTATTAAGATTTAGATTATTACAAGATGTACACGGTAGATTTGCTACAAAAAGAGAGTTAGATAAAAATATGAAACTTGATGTCAGTTATGATAGAATAAAAGGTTTAGCATTAGTCAAGCCAACTATTAAAAAATATTTGTTTAGTTATGTGAGATCAAATTTTTTAAGAATAGATAATGACGAGGCTGCTCTTTCCGTATATTTACCTGTACAACAATTTAAGAAACGATCAGACAGTTACATATGGGGACAAAGTAGAGGTATGATTTAATGGCTATTTTAAGAGGCGGTAGAAGAATAGGTAATTTTGATATACGAGGTGGTATATCCAGAGAAGATTTAAAAGGTGTTTACGACATCGGAAGAGATAAAAGATTAAAACAAAGACAAGGTGTTATTAATTCTGAAACAACAATAGGAAGATTTGTTTCAAATATAGCACAAGGTGAAGGTTTTGCTAGACCTACAAGATACATTATTAGAATATTTTTACCTAATCCAGCACAAATTTCAGTTCCAGGCAACGGTTCTTTTAGAGCAGCACAAGATCAAGGTATAGAAAATAGCAATACCTTAAATTCATTAAACGGACAAGAGATGGCAAGAAATGTTGCTATGATGTGTAACAAGATAACTTTGCCTAGTAGAGATGTAAATACAAAAGATCACATGGTATATGGACCAAGAAGAATTATGCCTTATGCTTATTCTTACTCTGGTGAAATTAATGCTACATTTTATGGCGACAAGTATTTAAGACAAAGAGCATTTTTTGAAGAATGGCAAAAACAAATTTTTGATAATAATAGTCATAATATGAAATATTATAATGATTATATCGGAGAAATGGATATTTTACAATTAGGTGCTTTTGATTCAGAACATGATAGAGATAGAATAGTTTATGGAGTTAGATTATATGAAGTTTATCCACAAACATTAGGTTCTATTGAATATGGTTATGATGCTACAGATCAAATTGTTCAAGTTCCAATAACATTAAACTTTAGATATTGGAGAAATTTAACTTTAGATCAAATAGGAAATGCTACTATTGGATCAAACATAGGAAAAGTACCTGAAATTGTACCATCAAAAGATTATGGTATATTTGGTGGTATACTAAATAAACTGCCAGCACCATTGAAAAGAGTTGGTAGAGATGTTGTCAATCAAGTGAGAAGAAGTTTACCGATTGGCAGAGTAACTGGTGGAAGAGTATTTCCACCATTTTTATAATTAATATATAAGTAATATATAAGGAGATATAATGGCATTACCAATATTAGAAACACAAACGTATGAATTGACTTTGCCATCAGCTGACGTAAAAGTAAAATATAGACCTTTTTTAGTAAAAGAAGAAAAAGTTTTATTAATGGCTTTAGAATCGCAAGATGGTAAACAAATTACAAACGCATTAAAAAACATTGTAGAAACCTGTACTTTTGGTTCTTTAAATGTTTCAAATTTACCTACATTTGATTTAGAATATATTTTTTTACAAATAAGATCAAAGTCAGTAGGTGAAATAGCAAAAATAAAAGTAAAATGTCCTGATGATAATGAAACTTATGCTGACGTAGAAGTTGATTTGTCAAAAGTAAATGTTGAAGTAGATGATAAACATACAAATGAAATTCAAATTAACGATAAAGTTAAAATGATTATGAAGTATCCTACAATAGATAGTTTTGAACCAGAAATGAATGCTACTGATTTAAAAACTTCTCAAATGTTTGATATAATTGCTACATCTGTTTATCAAATAAGTGATGGTGAAAAAATACATAATGCTGAGGACTATACGAAAGATGAGTTAAACTCTTTTATTGAAAGTTTAAGTTCGAAACATTTTGAAAAAATACAACAATTTTTTCAATCAATGCCGAAATTACAACAAGAAATAGAGGTAACCAATCCTAAAACAAACGTAAAAAGCAAAATGATGTTAAGAGGATTACAGGATTTTTTCGTATCGCCCTCTCACACGACAACCTAGAAAATTATTATCAGGTTAATTTTGCTTTAATGCAACATCATAAATATTCATTGAGTGAATTAGAATATATGTTGCCGTGGGAGAGGGAAATATATGTTAATCTCTTGGTTCAGCATATTAGAGAAGAAAACGAAAAGCAAAAAAGAGAGGCTGGAAAATAATGGAAGAAGTAAAAGTCGCAGAACCAAAACAAAAAATTAGTGTTGATTTAGAAGTTGACACGTCAATAAAAAATTTAGGTTTAAATCCTTATGCTAAACTTATTCATTTAGCAAGAGCAGTTGATAGTTGGAGAATATTTCCAAGAGTATTCATATCAACATATATCTATCTATTATACAAAGTTGTCATCTGGTATATGAACTTAGCTAGTCCTACTATGGAACAAAGTGGGTTAGTATCTATCGTTGTAGGTGCTGGCGCTGCTTGGTTTGGTCTATACACAGGTAGTAGAGCAAAATCAGATAAAAAATAATGGCATTACGAGATTCAATAATAGGGGCTATACAATCTGGTCAAATGGCAGTAGGTTCTGCTTTGACAGGTGGAGGTGCTGCTTTAACAAGTGGCATTGGAACGGTACCTCTATTAGAGGATTTAAGAAATATAACTAAAGAAAATGAAAGTAATACAGAAAAACTTACAAATGTATTACGTGATATGTTTGCCTTTGATAAGGAAAAGTTTGCTCGTGAAAGAGATCAGGCAGCTGAATTAAGAAAAGAAAGAAAAGAATCAATAATCAATGCCGAGCCAGGTAAAGGTATTACTGGCGAACAATTAACAGGTGGAATGGGTGTAAAAGCTCTTGGTGCTATAGCAGGATTAGCTTTCTTTGCAAAAGAATTGGGTATGAATACAGACATACTCAAATTACCACAACAAGTCAAATCAATTAAAGGTATGGCAACCTTTGCTAAAGGCATAGGTACTATTGCTACATTTGGATTAGGTCCTAAGATAATAGATGATATGAAAGCTGCTGTAAAAGCAACAAAAATAAATCCTAAAGCTATACAACAATCTTTTGATATATTTGATGACGCAGTAAAAACAAGAAGTACAACATTTTTTGGAAAAAATGGTATATTATCTACATCTTATACAAAAACACTTGATAGTATAGCAGACACATTTAAAACTTTTAAAACATCTATTACATCTAATAAAATATTTGTAAGTATTGCTAATGGTTTTAAAGAAGCTAAAACAACGTTACAAGCAACATTTAAACCTGTTAAAGACGCATTAACAGGAACAGGTGGTCTATTTGCTTCTGCTGAAAAAGGTGGGGCATTAGCAAAAATTATAGAACCATTAAAATCTATAGGAAGAACTATTGGTAAATTATTCTTACCAATCACTCTTGTTTTAGGTATATTTGATGGCTACGCAGGATTTATGAAAGAATATGAAAAAGAAAAAAGTTTTATGGATGGTATTAGAGGTGCTATAACAGGTATTGTTGATGGTTTTATCGGAAGTTTTGTAAGATTAGCTACAGGTGCCATAGGAAAAGGATTAGAATATCTTGGATTAGAAAACGTTGGTCAGTTTATTTCAGATTTTGGCGAAGATATTACAAAAAGTTTTAAAGATACAGTTGGTGGTTTAGTAGATATTGTTACAGGAATATTTACTTTAGATATAAACAGAATACTTACAGGTATAGGTGCTACTTTATCAGGTTTAGGCAACTTCTTATTTGATATTGTATCACTTCCTATTAATGCTGCTGTTAATTTTGTCAAAGATATATTTAATTTAGGTGATCCTAATGAACCGTTTAGTTTAAAGAAATTTTTATTTGGAGGTGACGGAGAAAAAGGTTTAATAGGTAGAATGGTAGATACCATAACAGATATATTCAGTTTACCTGAAAGTGGCTTTATTAAAAGTTTTACAGATAAAATTTTCAGTATAGGTAGATTAGTAAAAGCAATTGGTCTAGCAGGTGTTGAAGCAGCTGGAGCACTTCTTCCTGGAGGTAAGGGACCAGGTGAGGCTTTTAGAGATAAATTTAATGAAATAATGGCAGGCGGTCAAGGTGATAATATAACAACGAATGAGGGTGATACGACAAATATTACAAATGAAACTACATCTGAAAATACATCAAATATTACAAATGAAACTACATCTGAAAATATGATGACTATACCACCAGAGAAAAAAGAATTAATCACACAACAACAATTTGGTCCTCCCGGCTATACAAACGTAAACAATAATCCTATAACTGTTCAAAATGTTACAAGTACAAAGAAAGCTGATATGACTATTAATAAATTAAATCCTAGTGCCGGTGATCCTTATTTTGATAGATTATTTTACAATGGTGCTTAATAAACACCTAATTCTTTTTCAGTAAGTATTTTAAATTCAAAGCCTTTATCTTCACAAAACGCCTTGGCTGCTTTCCATTTAGCATTGTTCTTAATATATTCTAATTGCTCACGTAAATAAGCTTTTGTTTTACGTTTAGGTGCTTTTGGTTGTGATGTTTGACGATAAGGTTTAATCTCAATAATCAGTTTTTTACCTTTAGATGTCTTTACAATAAAGTCAGGATAGTATCGGTGTAGTTTTTTGTCGATAGGTGAGATGTAAGGAATAGATATTTCTTCACTTGCCCAATTAACAACGTCTTCGGTTCTGTCACAATATAACATAAACCTACGCTCTAAAAGTGAACGATACACTATTCTATTAGGGTCACCAACGTATTTCTTTGGATACGAGGGACGATATATTCCTTTATAAGACTTTGCCATAATTCATATAAATATTACAAAAGGTATTTAGTATATGTTTAAAAAAGCATCTTCACATTTAAAAGGTCTGGCGACAGGATTTTTGAATAACGCATTAAATAATGCTATCAGTGGCTTTTCATCAAATTTATCCTCATCATTATCAGGATCACAGGCAAAAGTAGCATCTGAATTACTAAAAAAATCTCCCTTAGAAACAAGAGATCCTATGGATGCTGTAAATGCAGATCCCTTATCTTTTAGTTATGTACAATATCCGATTGATTTAACAAATTTTGAAACAGGTCATTATATGTTATTTTATTCGATAGCAAATGATTTTGGTAGTGGTTCTAATATAGATTTTGAAGCAGCTAAAAAAGTAGGACAAGTTATAGGCGTAGATGACGGTAATACTCTAGGATATGATAATCTAAGACAATTAAAATCAGCGAGTGGTCAAACTCTTGCTCCTGTTACTACAGAAAATTCAGTGTTGTCATCTTTTCCACAAAATACACGTGTAACTTCAGCGACAGCATTGTATATGCCACCAGGTATAAAAGTTTCTTATGGTATGGATTATGCTACTGAAGATACAGGATTAGCAGGTACAATTGCGAATGCTTTAGGTCGTACTACATCAGCAGGAAATACCGCTGAACAAGTTGGTGCTGTTGTAGCAGGTGTAAAAGGTGCTGCTGTAGATTATGGTAAAAAATTAGTTGGAGAAATAACCGCAGGATTAGAAATGGGCGATCCTATTAAACTGGCATCAAAAGCTGTTGGTATTGCTATCAATCCACACCAAGAACAATTTTTTAACAAACCTAATTTTAGATCATTTTCATATACATTTAACTTTTGGCCTAGATCACCTGAAGAAGTTAAAAAAGTAAATGATATTATATTTTTATTTAAGTATCACGCTCATCCTGAATTAGATATGAATAGTGAAACAGGTGGTCGATACTTTAGAGTACCATCAGAATATGAAATACATTATGCGTACTTAGATAGAGAAAACGAATACTTAAACAAAATTTCTAAATGTGTATTAAAACAAGTTGATGTAGAATATGGACCAAGTGAACAGTTTAGTACGTTTGAAGGATTAAATGATCCTAAAGGTGCGCCACCTGTAACATATCAACTATCACTAACATTTGAAGAAACACAATTCTTAACGAAGAAACAAATATTAGCAGGTTATTAAGATGGCAAATAATTATTTTTCAAGGTTTCCTAAAATTACATATGATATAAAAGGTGACGGCGTAGTAAAAGTTGTACCCGATATATTACGAAGAATAAAAATTAAAGATGCTGTTAAAGATAATTTTTCAATATTAGACAAATATGATGTTAAAAGTGGAGAAACACCAGAAATAGTATCATATAAAGTTTATGGCAGTGTGGATTATTATTATGTTATTTTATTAATTAATAATGTCACAGACCGATATTATGACTGGCCTTTATCAGACCAAGAGTTTGAAGAATACGTAAAAAACAAATACGCAAATCCTGGTGCTATACATCATTATGAAAAAGTACAATTAAGTGGACCAACAACAGGTTCAGGTCCTGAAGACTACGATCATTATATTGAAGTTAATAGTACCGATCCTGATGCTGAATCAGTATCCAATTATGAATATGAAAGACGTTTACAAGATCAAAAAAGACAAATCAAAATATTAGATCCTGCGTATCTAGCAGCATTTGAAAAAGAGTTTAAAAAATTGATTAGAAGATAATGAAAAATGGCAGTAGAAAACAGAAATAAACCAAATCTTATTGAACAAGCCGGTGATTTTAATTTAACAGTTGCCAGTATTTTATCCTATCGTAAAAACCAAGAAGAAGGTGTGTTATATGAAATGGACATTAAACCGTCTATTGTCACACTTGAAATTACTGAAGATATATTTTCCAACGCTTTGGTAGGCAATATTGTTGTTTATGATTCACAAGATATACGAAGTGTGTTACCGATTACAGGTTTAGAAAAATTAGAACTTGCGTTTTCAACACCAGGTATGCCAGGTTTAAATGCGGTCAGAGAAGAAGGATTTCCGTTACATATCTATAAAATAGAAGGTATCGCACAAGACGAAATTAATGCTCAGGCACAATATTATAAGATTTTCTTTACTTCTAGTGAAACTTATTATAACAGTTTTAATCGTGTGAGTCAAGCATTTACTGGTCCGATTGAAGAATCAGTTGAAAAGATATTACGTGAAAAAGACTATTTAAATAGTAAAAAGAAGTTTTTTGTTGAGCCAACTAAAACCAATACAAAGTTTGTCATACCTAACTTAAAACCTTTTTCAGCAATCAACTTTTTATCACAATCTGCAATTGCTGGGTTATATAACAATGCTGGGTATTTGTTTTACGAAACCTTTTATGGTTTTCACTTTCGAAGTATAGAAAGTTTATTAGCACTAGGTGGAAGTGTGGCACGACCTGCTAAATTTAAATACAACTATCAAATTGCCAATACACCTGGTGAGGTCAAAGATGTTGCCAATGACTTAAAAAATGTAATTGCGTATGACTTTGAACGACCAGCCAATGTGTTGTATAATATTAACGAAGGAATGTATGGCAATCGACTGATACTCCACGATGCTTTTTATAAAACAGTAAAAACGTATGATTTTGACTATATGAAGTCTTTTGGTGATTACTTTCACACCGAACACGAAGACGGTTTTAAATCAAAAACAAAAACAACGTTGCCATTAACAAAGTTTGAAGATACCGATAAAGATTTTGGTCAACAAGCCAATGCCAAGTTAATGACCTATTGTGACAATCAAAAAATACACAATGACTTTGAATTTCCACTGTTAAAAGATACCATACAAAATGCGTTAAGTCAACGATTGCAATTGCGTAATGTCAACTTGTCGCTACAAGTCTATGGCAATACTTTAATTCACGCTGGTGACATTATTAACTTTGATTTACCGTTAATGCGACCAGTGAGTGGTAGTAATGTATCTCAACGATCCAATCCACAGTGGTCTGGACGATACTTAGTTATGGCGATTAAACATACGATTTCTATACCAGACAATCGCCACGAAATGATGCTAAAATGTATGAAAGATGCCGTACGAAACGACTACGCCATTGAATTAACTGATACAACTGTAGAAACTAAACAAATATCTAAAAAAGTAGATACCATTTACAATTTAGATAAAGAGTTTTTACAATCAGACTTATTAGAAGGATTAGAGTAAATGCTTAGAGTTTAGACCGCCCGATATGTTAGAAACGATATTTACACTACCGATACTGATAATTACTGTCGCTGGCGTGATAGGATATATACTCACTGGCTATCAAAAAGATATGACGGATACGGCTTATATACAAGCCAGAGACCAGTTTGAACGAGAGCAGAATGCTTTGCAAAGACAAGAGCGATTTAGACAAGGACTAAACGCCACTAATGACAAAGAGAAAGAATAATGAGAAAAATAATAAAAAAGATTAAAAAACTCATAGATAGACTACTCCATCGTCACTGTGGAACTCCAAAGTGCTGTGGTAAATGTAGTGCTGCTGGACAGTATGTACATAAACAATCAAAAAAGTGTGATTAGAGAGATATAGAGGGTTGAAGTGAGGCTGGCGCATAGAATATACCGTTATTTTAAAGGAATTTATGTGTATTTAAAGTATGGTGATGGCTCTAATAGACGTTTGCGTAAGCCAGCGATAAATAATGGCAAATGACGTATTCTGTGTGTATTAAAAGACGGCACCTAAGGAGAAAAAAC